CTAATTCGAAAACTGGCTGATATCGAGGTCGGGAACCGCCTCTGACCAGACGATTTCGGCGTGGTCTTTCTGGTAGTTTTTCGTCATATCCTCGCTCGCATGCCCTGCGATCTTTTGCCCGTCCTTTCCGGCTTTCTTGTATAGGTGCAGTGATAGCGCCCGCACTTCATGAAAGCCCGGCATTTCCTCGTCACTCCAATCCGCGTAGCACCCAGCATCCTCTCGCGCTGCCTTGAACGCGCGTGTCAAATATCGCTCTTCGATCTTCGTCCAGTGGTCCTTGGTCTGGGCCTGCTTTTGCTTCAGGCGCTCCGGGCGCCGGTGAACGAGATAGGGCGAAGCCACGTTGTCCCGGCACCGACTGATGACCGCCTGCAACTCTGGCGTCACTCGGAATCGAATCCAGGCTGCGTCACTGGCCTTGGCTGTCTTCTGCTGGATGACATACAGAAAGCCTTCCCGCACGTCCTCAAACTTCATGTCCAAAATGTCGGTTCGGCGCTGGGCTGTAATCAGTGCCAGATCAATCGCGTTCCGTAGCCAGCCCGGCGACTTCTCGCGAATCAGTTTCAGCCCCTCGACGGTATGGCGCTTGCGCTGTTTCTTTTCGATTCGGTTGATGGTGCTGGCCGCAGGATTGTCCGGGCACAAGCCTTTAGCGGCGGCGTGGTTGAATATGTCGATGAGCAGGGCTCGGCACTGATTGGCGGTACGCGGCGTTAGTTCGTCGAGCATCACGGCAACCATGCGAATGCTGATCTGATCCACGGCCTTGCCTTCAAACGCTTTCCGGAATCGCCGAAAGTGAACCGCGTACAGCTGAAGTGTTCCTTTCGCCAGCTCCCTCGGCGGCAGTACGGTGGCTTCATAATGATCAAGGAAGCCTGCAAACGATTCAGAGGTCACGCCCAATACCGTTTCGACCAGATCGGCCCCCTGCATGAATGCCAGATTCAGTTGCTTGGCCGCGTCGACCGCTTTGACTCGGTCGGTCCCAAACTGAAACCACTTGCCGTCAGTCGGCCTGCGATATCGATAGGTTCCGCGCCGGTCGTCCATGTACAGATTTTGGGGCAGGCCCTTGTTTGATTTGTTACGCGGCCGGGGGACCATCATGCAGCTCCTTTCAATACCATCGCGATCAGGTCATTTCCTGCTGCTTTGTTGTAGGCGGCCCAGTCGATATACCAGAGCTTGCCGATTTGCTCACCTGGCAGTTGGCCGTTACGGATGTAATTTCGGATCGCTTGGGGGCATGGCGGCGTACCGTTCTCGCCCCAGCGCCGACGCTGAAACTCACTGATCTTGATCAGTTCTTTTCTCATTTTCATGGCTCCGGCCGCGCTGGGCGGCGGTAGGGGTTATTGAGGCGTCTTGCTCAACACGTCGTCAGCCACTTTCATGGCAGCCTGTGCATTTTTGACGTAGGCGGGATCGAAGCCGCCGCAAAGGTGGATGGTCGCTTGGCATGCCCGCAGGTTTTCGCGGTTGAGCTTGAGTGCCGCGACCAGCTCTTCGCGAAGTTCAGCCTCTGCGCGGCCCAGGTCATAGAAGCGTTGGCCCCAGTGGCCGAGAGGTGGCGGATTCGTGCCTTGAAAGCCAAAACCCATCGCGCCGCATGCCGCATCCAGCAGATCGCGTTTGTACGTGTTGTCTCCGTCAATACTCAGGCCGTTTCGGCGGAGTGCATCAAGAGCGTTATTCAGGTTCGCTTCCGGAGAAGGCAGGACCAGGTCGAAGTCGTCGCTGCCTGGACGGACAGCTATCACAACCAGCTCGCAGTCGAGTGGGAGCTGCACAGCAATGTCAGGCAGGGCGTTGATTATTGCTTCACGCGTGTGATGCTTTGGACTAGCCATAGAAATACCTCGCCCGCCGATCAGCGGCAGGCTGTAAATGGGGAGGGGATATCAGGCAGGTGATACCGATCACTGCTATGGTCCACGCAGCCAGCAGGAGCTGGGGTAGCACCAAGGAGATCTATGGTCATGGAATGCACCACAACCACGAACGAGGTTTACGGGCCTTACAACGCCAAGCTGGGTCAGCGCGGTGCTGACGGCAACATTTGGTCGGGCAGAACTCTGATTTTCAGAATCATCGACGACCGGGTCTACTCAATGCACGAGCAGTACCTGGGCCGGCACAAGTACGGCATGGCGATGACTGACAGGGGAGAGCTGATTTTCATTGTGCGGTAGGGTCACCCGCTTGAACTCGACGACCCAGACCCACGGGTTTGCGTTCCACGACTCAGCACCGTTGATTGATTCCCACAGATCCCGCCATGCGGCGGGATACCAGTCGCGATAATTGGGCGATACGTCGTCGCTCGCCAGTTCTGGCGGGCATTCCAATCCTTCCGCCCGGATGTCGCTGCGGGAGATTTCTTGCAGGCGCTCGACCCGCACGGCGGTGATCTCCAGCAGGATGCGGCTGACCCAGCGCGGCATGTGGATGGATGGCCGAGTTTTGCCGGGCGTGATCATCGAGCATCCGGTTTGCCTTGAGGAACCATCTGCCGGGTACTGGATCGGCTCACCGTGGCTCAGCTCTCGCGGCGCGACCTCGTTCACCTGGGCATCAGCCTGCCAAGCCTCTCGCACCCAAAGCCGGTCACCGGGTTTTCCGTGCGGGCAGTTACTGCTGACAAAGTGTTTTGTCACCGGTTTGCCGTAAATGTCTTGCCCGTAGTTGGCACCACCTACACAGAAATTACCGCTTGCATCAATGTGCGGTTGAATCTTGAGCGCCCGCCGCGTGACCGTCTTCCGGCCTTCCAGGATGGCGCGCACCATTGGAGCCGAGAAAAGGATGGGGCGTTCTTTGGCTTGGTTGCTCATCAGTACTCGCTCCAGTTCATGTCCTGGATGTATTCGCAGGGGATCAACAAACTGTCGGGTGGCGTGGTGCTTTCGGTCCTTATATCGCCGAAATACGCAATGGCGGCCTTGGCGCGCTCAAGGGAAAGCTGGGCATGGCGAACCTGCCAGGACTTGCGTTGCTTGTAAGAGCGCAGCGCCAATTCCTTGGTGATGTAAGCGAATCGCCGGCCGTGCTCGCCGCCATCCTTAAGCACTCGCTTGCGATACTGTTTCAGCAGTGATTCGCGCTGCGACCCGCCGAATAGGTTGTCGTGGAATTCAGAGATGATGTACCAGCACTGATCAGTCTCTCCGATGACAACATAACGCTTGCAGGTAACCTCCAGGCCTTTAGGGTCAAGCTCGTCGACGTATCGATAATGGTCCGGGCCAAGCTTTTGCTTTTCTTCGGGCATGACTTCGTCCTTGCCGCACACGCGGCTGACATTGAATTGATTGAGAGGGGGTGGTTACTGCGGGGTGTTCGGGCGCACCGGGCAAAAGTGAGGCCCTGTCAAACCCTTGGAGAAGCGCTTTATGAGTTCAAGTATCGGCCTTTCGGCGGTGATACTCGGTTGTTTCGGCACTGCCTGGGCCGCTGCACGCCAGCAGGTTGGCCTGCTGTTCATGACTGGACGAGCTGCTCGATAAGCTGCTTGCGCCAAACCCTGACCTGCGAAGAGGCGCTACCTTCCATGTAGTTAATTATGTTCTGCGCCAGCTCACGCGACACACGCACGTCGTTCGGTTTTTTGGTAATGTTTTTGCAACTCCGGCAGGCCGTACCTGCTTTAAGGAATTCGCAACATCCGAAACACTTTGCACGCCGGCTCATACCTGCTCGCTCCCGGCAGTATCGGGCGGGTTGGCGCGCCCGAAGACCTGCGCGATCATTTGTCGATCAGGGTGCCGGTAGTTGACCAGCCATGTCGGTGTAGGAACCATCTTTCCGTCAACAGTCATGCGAACCGTTGTACCGAGATTCGGCGGGTTGATCATGGCTTCGTCATATTCGTGCAGAAGGGCGGCCATACGCCTCTGCCAATCATCCGGCATGGCCTCCATCAGCACGCGGGGAAGAGTCAGCCAGCTCGCGTACGAAAGGCCGAAGTAGCAGGCAAGATCGGTTCGGTAGTCGTACTGACCTCCGAGCGCTGGCGGTTGAGGGGCCGCAATACTCGGGATCGTCATGGCCAGCGTCGGCGTAACGAATTTGGTGTGAAACTCGTCGTGATAGCCGCACCACACCGCGGCCTGCCAGCCCTCATCGTCACACCAGTGGCCCTCTACCACGCCAGATGGATTGAAGTCTGAACAGATCAGATCGGGGCAATGCAGCAAAAACGATGGCTCATAGCGGTTTGTGTCGTTGATCGCGCTGATTGGGTGCCAGATGCCCGGTGCCAGCTTGCATTCATTGCTCATGATTTTTCCCCTGTGTAATCACGCCAAGCGACCTTCACGCCGTTGACCAGAAAGCCCCAGTCGCCTTTCCAGCGGCTGGTGATGAAGAGCGTGTACACGCCGCCGGGCGACACTTCGTCGATGCGGTGGTATTCGCCGTGATTGAGCTGGGCTGTGTCGCCAGCGTCACGCCTGATCCATTCACAGGCATCCCGCATGAGCCACTCGACGAACTTCGGATCGGGGTTTTCGATAAGGCCAGACCTGACCGCTTTTTTCCATTCGTCACTTGCCTGCCGCTGTTCCGTGTACCAGCCCCGCAGGATCACCGTGCGTGCATTCCAAGGATGGTCGTGCAGGTCCCGGTCGGCGCCGGGCCGCATGATGTGGTGCACGCGGATCGACCAAGGGCACCAGCGGATGCGCCCGAGGTGCGTTTCTCGGTCATACGGGTTGAACAGCCACCAGCGGCCCATGTACACCTCTTGGCCATCAGCTGACTGGATGTGCAGGTATGGGGTGCGCTGGGCGCGTGCGATGAGCCAGGCTGCGATTGCCGGGCGCGCGAGTACCTTGGCGAGCAGTCGCCATAAGAGATTGATCATGCTGCCTCCAAAACGGCTTCTAAGACTCGCTGGCCAGCCAGTGGCGGTACGGCGTTACCAGCCATATGCATGGTCAGCCTGTGGTTCGCTGGCCGCTTTGTATCCGCATCGAACGACATGCCGGCCAATCCCTCGTCGGCGGACAGCATTCGCATTTCGTCGCCGCGCACCAGCGCCCAGCGGTCAAGGGTCGTGATCGTACCGATGGGGCGCTCGATGCAGCGCCCCGTCAGCCCGGAGCCAGATCCGTAATACGGCATGATGAAACGCTCACCAAATCGCTGGCGGCCGTTCTTCACCCGAGTGAGTGTCGATTCAGCGCGGCCTGGCTTTACGATGGGTGACCATTTCCCCGAGTCAAAGTCGATGAAGGACGAAGCGGGAACGTGCTGGCGCTGATGCAACTGCAGGTTGAGCGGTGCCTTGCTGCGCGTGCAGACGAGGAACAGCCTGACACGGTGCTGAGGTACGCCGAGGTCGGCGCAGTCCACGACGTGCGGCGCGATCATGTAGCCCAGCGCTGCCATAGCCTGAGACCAAGCCGGATAGAGCGCCCAGTCGGTGAACTCTTCGACATTTTCGACCAGCACCACCTCGGGTCTGTGGTACTCGGCAGCAGAAACCACTGCCCATGCAGTCGACCGTGACGAATCGTGCTGAGCATTACCTGACTTCTTGCCGCGCGCCTTTGAGTGGCCCTGGCAGCATGGCGAGGCCAGCATGATGTCGTGGGCCGGGACGGTCTACCAATCAGCTTGATGCAAGTCTTGGCAAACATGAATCGCATCAGGATGGTTGGCGCTGTGCCATTCGACAGCTACAGGCCAGTGGTTCGCTGCCCATAGAACCTTGACGCCTGCCCTGCGCGCGCCGCTACTCCATCCGCCGAGACCGGCGAACAGGTCGATTGCTGTGTGCATGAGATATCCTCGCCGGGGTGGCGTGAGTCGTTGAAGTGGGTTACGCGGATGCGATAATGTCGGCTTCGGCCATCTCGCAAAAAAAGGAGCAGGAAGGCAGTTTTTCGTTGCGACGCACCGGGCCTTCGCCCAGGTCGCGCAGTGAAAAGCGCACATTGGTCGTCCTATTGCGGTGCAGGTAGGAGCCAGAACCGAGAGTGTCCTGTACCTGGCAGAGCGCCTCGAACTGCTCCGGGAAATCTTCGCGGATAGCGCGAAAGTATCCTTCGCCACCCTTCACGCAGCCGATGCAGTTGGCGTTGTCATAACCCATGCGATACATGACCGGCAGTTCGATACCGGCTCTCTGGATCATCGCCTTGCAGTCTTCTTTGCCGAGCCCTCGTTCAATCAGTGGAGCGATCACCGGGCGGTCTGGATTGCGCTCGCGGAAGTCTTCTAGGCGGTCGGCCTCTTCGGCGGTATACCCGAAAACCATTACGTCACCTGGCAGCTTCCAGGTATCCAGAAGTCGGCGCTTGAGCAGTTTGGTACAGGGCGCACCGTACTGGTTTTTCATGAATCGTTCTCGCCGAAACACCTCGATGATGTCGGCGCCGTACTTCTCGTCGCGCAGCACCGTCACTGGTTGCTCGAACCAAGCTTCGCAATCGGACAGAAATCGACGGTTGTCGGCGTGCTCGTTCGCCAGGTAGGCGTTGAGGATCTGCACGTCATGAGTTGCGCCATAATCGGCCAGGGCCAGTTTAGTGGCCACCGCCGAGGCAGCACCGCAGCTGAACTGGCAGACGATGCGCGGTAAATGATCAGGCATGGTTCATCCTCGCCGGGGTGGCGTGAGTCGTTGAAGTGGGGTATTGATGTGCAGCCCGACATTGAGTCGGTTAGGAGAAACACATGATTGAGCTTATTACCGAAGAGCAGCTGGACTCAATCGACATACGGCAGTTTCATCAGGTATGGGCTGTTAGAGGTCCGGATGACTTTTCAGGCGTTCAGATCATGGCTGACAAGCGCTTGACGCCGTTTGTTTCGTCTGAGAGTTCAGCACCGGACATCACTGTCAATAACTTGTTAATCGTTGTGGATGATGTCGATGACTCCTTAACAATCAACCGTTTGAAGTCGGCAATAGAGGCAGGCTGGTCAGCGCAATAGGTGAGGGTGGGTGATGTCGTACTTTTGTCGGCGTGGGCGAGGGACCGCCTTAAGCGCGGCCTTGTAACTTGCCTTCGCTTCTTTTTTGTCCAGGCACCACTCACCGGCTACCTCAACTGGTTCGCAAAGCAGCAAGTATTCAGAGCTATGAAACCGGCCTACGTTGCGCGTGTAGCGCACCATGCGGTATTCGCGCTTGCCGCTTTCGCCGCGCTCTTGATACCGAGGCATCCTGATGCCCAAGAAGTGGGCAAAGCTGTCGTAGCACTCGCTCTCATCCAGGTAGGCGTCAAAATTCGTGCGCTTAGGTGCAGGTGGAGCAGGCGGCATTTCGGCAATGGCGAATCGTTCGCCCTCTTTGGTCGCGAAATAGAGAATTTCGCTTTGGTCGCAAAACGCCGGGGGCTTGCGACTTCCCATCAGGCCCAGGGTCTCCAGAGCCTCCAAATCCGGCATGTCGTCGTGGCCAGGACCGGCAAGGAAACGGTTTCGATATGGTTGTCGGCGGTCGCGACAATCAGGTCGCAGGCCAAGCGTGTGCCAGAGCAGGCCTACTTGCGCCTCGGTGGGCTTGTTTTCCATGGCGTTTCTCCATGCATGCGCCGCCCTCCGTGTCCGGTGGTGGCTAATTAGTTGGGTGTGAGCTATAGATGATGACCGGCATGGAGCCGGATAACGGAGCTCTGAATGAACTACAAAGAAGCAGCAGGAATTGTCCGGTCGATGGCAAGTAGCATCGAAAGCAATCCAACCCAGTTCAATATTCAGGTAACGGTAAATGCCGTTGGCCAGAAGGTTGTGAGTCACGGAGGCATTGGTATGCAGGTGACTGCCGTAGGCGGAGCAGCAGGCTCAACCACAATCGGCAACCAGGTGAGAGTAGGGACCGCAGATATAACCTTTGCCAACCAAGCTGCGGGTGGCGCTATTGATCAACAACTCACTGGTCTAGTGAGGGCGCTTAACGATGTGGCTGATCAGTTCGATTCTGAGAGACCAGATAAAGGTGTCATTCGGTCGATTGTCGATTCGCTCGCAGGAAGTTGGGTTCCTCCGATCATTTCGGCCGCGATCACTGCAGTCACAGGGCTTACGCCTGCCTAGCCCGTAGAGCTTTCATAAATCAATAATCTGACGCGTCAGTTCCAAGCATTCTATCCTGCTCGGCAGGACTGGCGCGCATGAAGTACAGCCCCAGGTTCTGCCAGGCTTCCTGCGGGCTGTTGATCCCGTTGCGCTTCATCGCCGCTGACATGCCGGCCTTCACGCCGGACGCCAGGCTGATGGTTACCTTTTCAATCCCGAGCCGTTGCGCCTCGGCTTTCTTTCGATCCCGATAGTCCTTGGCGTGTTGCGCCGGGGTCTTTGGCTTGCGCGTCATTTCGGGCTTGGCCCTTGCAGCGGGTAATCAATGCTGTATTCAAGAATCAGCCGATTGATCATCGTGTTACTCAGTCCGAGCTCGATGACAGCCGCTTTACGCGATATGCCGCGGTCGCGCGCGGCCTTGAGCCGGACGACATTCATTGCGTCGGCTATTGGGTCCGTCTTTTTTGGTGCAAGGTTCACTGACGGATTGAACGGTACGTACTCAAAGCCGTGCACTCGGGCCATTTTCCGGAGCAGGTAGATGCTCAGGCCGGTCTGACGCAGTACATTGGTGATGGTCATCGTCGCCGCCAGCTTGCGGACTATTTCAATTTGTTCAGCCTGGGCGTTGCACCGATCTGGAATCACATCGGTCGGGGCTGCTGCCCGCATGGCCTCTTTCGTACGACGGCGCGGTTCGGGCTGGCGCGCGACCGGTGCGCTCATGCGGCCGTATGGCTTTGGCTCTGGCCTGACCGGGAAGCCCTTGAGCGTGCCGATCACGCCGCCGCGCTTGAGGAATTCGGCTACCTCGGCTTCAAGCAGGGCGGACCGCTCTTTATTACGCTGGATCATGCTCAGCTCTGGACTGATCATCAGTTGGCACCGTAGAGCGCGAACAGCGCAAAGCCGGTGGCGAAGGCAGCGGTCCAGCGCAGCATGTGGGAAGCGAACGAGCGCTTGCGCACAGGCTTCGCTTCCAGTTGCTCAGCAGCCCTGCAAGCGGCGCTGTGGCCGCGATGCACGCCGCGCACACTACCGGTGGAGCGTTCGACGATGCCGAACTCATTATTGCCATTCGGCACGACCGTGAAGCGCGGCAGAGCTGCCGGGTTCTTGCGGCCGACCTTGTCGTAAAACTCGGCAGTGGAAAGGTTGCAGCGCTGGCGAAGGCCTTCGAGGATTGCACGACGCTGGCTGATTGAGTGGTGCATATGAGGCTCCTTGACCGCATTGGCCAGATGCCAGGCCCAGGTGACCAAACCCAGCCGTGAGACTGGCCTGGCACCTGCCGATGCGGTCGTTTGATTGAGGGGAGGGGTACTGCAGGCTTGAAGCTGCATTGGAATGTCGGGCCGCACCATTTTTTGCAATCGACGTCCGGGCTTCGCCACAATCTGATTGCTCTGGAGACGCTTTTTTCATGTCCCGCCGACATTCCGATGCAGCCTGGCGCTATGACAGGGGTCGGGCAGTTTTCGTCAGGCTGACGTAGTGCTGGTGCTGGTTGTTCAGTGAAATACGACGGCCCCGCCATCGGCAGCGGCCTCAAAGGCGGCGCGCCACTCCTGATATTTTTCCCAGAAGCGGCCACCGACCGATTCAGCTCTTTCTGCGAACTCCGCGTAATCCTTTGCCAGCTTCGCGCTGACAACTGGGCCGATCGTGCCCTCGCAGTCGCTGAACTGAATTTGCTCGAAGAAGGGACCCGACCCGGCAGCCCAGGCGCCAGCGTCGTAACCCTCTGCCTTTTTTCCGTAGTGCGTGTCGTATTCAGTTAGCGGATACCCGGCCATCTGAGCCAGCTCGTTCCGCCAGCGGTTGTAGCCGCCGTAACCGCCAGCGCAAAGCCCGTCCCCGTGCCCACCAATCCGGTAAACCATATCCGGCTTCAAACCTTCCATTCGCCCTGGAAAGTCAGGATTGTCGTAGAACTCGCGGTGGGTATCGTAATCCGCCAGAATGCCGTCGCTATCGCGCGCCGCCTCTGGCGACTCGGCCAGTTTTCGAAAGACTGAAATATCCAAACCCATTGCATTGCCCTCGGTTGATTTCCCGTCTGGCCCTGTCGCCAAGGCCAGCCAGTGAAATCGTTGATCAGCAGATCGCCGCCACTGGCCTCAGCTTTTCCGAGCCCTTACGGCTGATCTTCTGTTCGTAACCGCCCCTGCGTGACTCAGGGACTTTCCTGTCTCGCCTCATCAATTCGTCGTCCAGCACCGCGTGCAGAACGATCACCGACATGAACAACAGGCAGAGCGGGGAGATAATCTGCCGCCGCATGGCCTCCGCCACCATCGCTGTCTGGCGATTCACGCCGAGCTTGAACATGGCGACCGACAGCCGCTTGACGACCGTGCCCGGCGCGATGCCGAACGTGCGGGCGATTTCCTTGGCTGTGCAGCCCTGGGCGGCTGACAACAAAAACTGCAACTCTCGCGGCGCAAGACCACGGCCGAGGTGGCCTCTCCATGCCCCACATACGATGGTGGTGTCCATTACGTTTTACTCGGTGGTTGTCATCCCAAAGCACCCGGCAAGCCAGATGCTTCAGTGATTTTTCCAACAAGTGATTCCGTTCTCTGTAAAGAGCTGTGTCCAGTCGGTCCCGTTATCCGGGGCTGGGAGATCACTTCGCTGATCCCGTGCTATCTGGCGGCTTCACCAGTCTTGTGTCGCTGCGGTTTGTCGCTGCGATGGAGTAAACATAAGTCATTGCCTTATCTGTGTAAATAGCTAATGCCTAATTATTTTCTGTTAAGCATGAAAAACCCGCCTCTTGGGCGGGTCGTTTATCGGGTTTTTTCTGAAGTTTGTGTGGTTATCGCTTGCTAACCGCCGACAGGGCTTTCAGGGTATCTGGACTCAAGCCTTCGTGCTTGCCAAGCTCGCCTTTGACTTTGTAGTCGGAGGAATACAGTCGCGACAACTGAAGCTTCACTGCCTTCTCGCCCTTTATAGCCTCATCAAGCGCCGCGATCTGCTCTTTTCGAGCTTTTGAAGCCCTCTCCAGCGCAGACGATATGATGTACCTGTTTTTGGACGATTCAAATTCCTTTTGCGCGCTATCTGCCAGGCCCTCAGACACGTTGGCTTGTAGCCTAGACTTCGCCTGAGATGACGCAGCCCTAATAAGCTCCTGCGCATCAGTAGAGAATTCAACCGCTGCGTCAGCAGCAGGCTGCACTCGTGAGAGCTTTTGAGATCCGAAAGCAAGCATCGACGTATCAAGCATTTCAAGCGACGAATCAGACCGCTTAATGTACTCCCCGTACGTCACCGTTTCGGAGCGATCCATTGCGAGCTGGCGGCCTACAAGTGCGGATACCTCTCGTACGTGAGCCGAAACGACCTCAAGCTCAGTGTGCTTCTGATACTCCATCCAGCCGTATGCCGCTGAGCAGACCAACAAGACTGTCACCCCAGCGATCACGATAGTTTTTTTCATCTGGTCTTCCTTGATGGTCAAAAGCTTCTGCCGGTCCACCAATAAATAATCTGAGCCAGTACGCGAATATCTGACTCGCGGCCTTCCGGAACGTCAATAGCGGGGTATTGGGCGTTATCTGAAATAATTCGGAGACCATCAAGGCCTCGCTGTATGCGCTTTATGTGTAGTTGTCCTCGCATTATGAAGAAATAGATCGCGTCGGACTCAACGGTGGTTACTCCGCTATCTACAAGCACGGCGTCCCCGCTACGTATGGTAGGGGCCATGCTGTCGCCTCTACCAGATATTAGGTTGAGATTTTCCAGTGCTGTATACGCCAGATTATGGCGAACCCAATTCGCATCCAGACTCATGTGCTCGACGACCATCGGCATATCTGGTGGCTCCGAGCCAGGCCCCATCGATCCCGCCACGTCATAGCGTGGCACATTTACTACAGAACGAAAGCTGCTGATTTTCTGCTCAAGCGCAGCAGGAAGTCTATCCACCTGGACGGTTTCAGCGTCATAGGATTGGTCTTCTACTGTTTCGTAGCTCTCCGGATCTTGGTTGTTACGGTAAATGTCGGGATCGGCGGACCAGCCTTCGAGCCCCCAATGCGACAACGGGGTCTCGGGGAAGAAATACTGGATGAGCTCCATCAGCTTCGACTTATCGATGCGCCCGTACTTTACCCAACCTTGCACGGACGGGGGAGCTACACCGAAATCCTCGGCGAGCTTCTTTTTCGATATTCCTTTGGCGACCCGAGCTTTCTCGATGGCCGCGCCCAACTCTTGACCTTTAAGCATTGCCTAATTAAGCCTTTTGAATGGTTGAGTAGGCAATGGCTTGTTTTGTGATTAGCTAATGCCTTATATTGACGGCGTAATTCATTCGGAGCACGGACATGAAACCACAGGAAGCAGTGAGAACTGCTGCTCGTTTGCTTGGCAGTCAAGCTGAGCTGGCAAGGCGCTTAGCTGTTCGCACGCCCACTGTGAGTCAGTGGTGCTCGGGCGACAGACCAGTACCCCCTGCGAGAGCGCTTCAGATTGAGGCCCTTACTACGGGCCAAGTCACTCGCACGGATCTCTGCCCGAAATTCCCTTGGGCCGATATCGCCGCTTGATACGAATTATCCGCTCATGCGGGAAGGGCAGGTAGTACAGCGGATGGGCTGTTGATTCATCCAGTACCAAATTTAGCGAATTGCATGGCCGAGTACAGGCCGGGAGAAAGGCTATGAGCAACAACGAATATCCAGTGGAAGGCGGGGCAACCGAAAAGCTCGACTACCTCGCCAGCTTGATCGCTACCTCTGAACTTTCTCCGTGCCCGCAAGCAAGCACTCGATTGGTGCCTGGTGTATGCGTTTTTCTCCGCCTTTCCATTTTGGATGGTCTGGCATGGCTGACATCACTGCTTCGGCGTCCTTTTTCAAAGATTCCATGTCGAGGTGAGGATTCATCGCAATCGCCTTCCCAATCACGGTCAGCGCGGCAAGCACACCAATCTCGAAAGGCGTGATCACTTTTTCATCATTCATGTCCGGTCTCCGTGACCTTGTTGTGTGGAAGCAGAAAGCTACCACGGATGCACCGGACACCTACAGCGCCTGAATTTCAGGCAAAAAAAAGCCGGTGGCTAGACCGGCTTCTTCACAACATTGCGAGACAGATTATGCACATCAGACCTGAGCAAGGCAATACAGGCAAAACAACTGGAGTAGCACTGTGAGCGTTCAAGCAATGACTTGGGCGATGTCGCTGCCCATTCAATCCCTCAAGGACTCAAGCGCCCGCCACGTGCTGCTTTGCCTCGCCAACTATGCTGGAACAAGCGGCACTGGTGCGTTCCCAGCTGCCTCTACCTTGGCAAGAGAGACCGGGCTTTCCGAGCGTACTGTTCGTTACAAGCTTGACGACCTGGAAGCCCAAGGCTGGATCAAACGCGGTAATCAGGCAATCGCCGCAGTACACATCACCCGGCACGACCGCCGCCCAGTGGTGTACGACCTTCAACTATTACGGGGTGCAGATATTGCACCCCGTACTGAGCGGGGTGCAGATGGTGCAACGGGGTGCAACTCAGAACAGAACGGGGTGCAGCCTGGAACAGAACGGGGTGCAGCAGCTGCACCCGATACGTTACTGAACCATCAATTAACCGAACAGCAGCAGCGCGAGATTTCGGCCTTGATCGATGAGCAGGACAAGCAGGCCCTGGAATCGACCGATGATCGTCAGCGCTTCGCCATGTTCGCTGAGTGGGCACCGGACAGTCGCTACCTGATCGCCCAAGCCCAGATCGCTGGCGTGAAGCCGACCGATATCCCTGATGCGGTGATCAAGGGTTTCATGGGGTGGTTCGTTGCCAAGCCCAACACGGTGGACACTGCGGCTGGTTGGTGCCACCGCCTTTTGGTCTGGTTCGTGAAGGAACGGGCCAGCGGCACTTTGCCCGCAGCGGATGAGGAGCCAACAGCAGCCGGCGGCTGGGCGTCCAAGGGGGTGATCCTGTGAGCGGCCCTATTCGAGCTGGTTATCTGGTCCAGAACCGGAAAACAGATCCAGCCTACTGCCCAGCGCCAGCCGTCCCGGTTGAGATTGATCCGGCCACCGAGCAGGTCATCGACGAACTGTTTCTCCGACTTCAAGGTGCTTGCGGCGCTTGGAGGCAGTCATGGCCCAACCAGAAAATCATGGATGCCTCGAAGCTCGAGTGGTTGGCCGAGTTCATGCGCTCCGGGATCACGTCGATGGATCAGTTGCGCCACGGCATGCGCATGGTCAGCGCGAGCAAGTCGGCATTCGTGCCCGCTCCCGGTGTGTTCGTCAGCTGGTGTTTTGCTCCGGAAGGACTGGGCCTGCCGAGCGTTGAGGTCGCTTATTCCCAGGCTTTGCGCAACTCGCATCCAGGCATGGAAGGGCGTGGCAAGTGGTTCCATCCGGCGATCTACCACGCCACCGCAGCAGCTGGATTCCTGAGCCTGCAAACCCTTCCTCGTGAATTGGGCATCGCCAGATTTGAACAGAAGTATCTGGAGCAGTGCCGCAAGATCTGGCGGGGTGAAGAGTTGCCACCAGTGCCAGTAGCGCAGCTCGCTGCACCGGGAAAATCCATCACCCCCGAGGTGGGAAACCAAGCACTGGCCGAACTTCGCGCCAAGCGCAGCGGAGACACGCAATGAGCAAACTCACCAAGGCAGCGCGTGACCGCGAATGCCAGATCCGTTACCCAGGCTGCTCGAGCGAATCCTCGACCACGGTGCTGGCCCATTACCGGCTGGCCGGCACTTGCGGCATGGGCTTCAAGCCAAACGACCTGCAGGCCGCGTGGGCGTGTGCGTACTGCCACGACATTGCCGATGGGCGTCTGCGCGCTCCGGCGGTGCTGAGCCGTGAAGAGGTCCGCCTGTTCCACGCCGAGGGAGTCATGCGCACCCAGGACGCGCTGATTCGTGAAGGGATGGTGAAGCCATGAAGCCCGCCGAAATGACGTTGTTCAAACCGAAGCGCACACGCGCCAAGTCCGTCGACCGTGAAGGCTTGGAGCAGGCCGCATTGCTGCGCGAGCTCAAGCTGCGTATGCCCTTGGTCGCGGCGCTGATCTATCACGTTCCCAACGGTGGCCACCGGCACAAGCTGGTCGCGATCAAGCTGAAAGAGCAGGGCGTGCGCGCCGGGGTGCCCGATCTGGTGCTGCCGATGGCACGCGGTGGGTACTTCGGTCTGTACATCGAGTTCAAAGCCACGCCGCCGCACGATGCTGCTGTATCGGGCAGCCAGTACGAGTGGATACGCCAACTCGGCGAGCAAGGCTATCTGGCGATCATCTGCCGTGGTCACTTCGACGCGATGGAGCAAATCCGCGCGTATCTCCGACTTCCTCAGACTGTGGTGGCAGCATGAACCATCAATTCAAGTCGGGCGATCTGGCTCTAGTCATAAAATCCCGTGTTCCACAACATATTGGGCGCTGCGTTGAAGTATTGGGCGTATTGATTGATGACCGTGAAATCTACCAGTACCTCGGCGAAACCCACGAGGGCGATGCCGATTTTTCTCTTTCAGCGTTCATAAGATTCGATGACTGCGGCGTATGGATGATTAAGCAAAGCTGCCTTATGCCCCTGCGAGACGACCTCATCCCAGAGCAGCAGAAGGCCAAGGAGGCGCAGCCAGCATGACCGCCGCCGTGCGCATCACCGATGCTGAAATCAAACGCCAGGCCGCAGGGACCGAGCGCGACCTGCGTGACGTGGAGAACCGAGGCCTGTACCTGCGCTTTACGCGGGATCGCGCCCGGGCGTCGTGGTACTTGGTCAGCAAGGGCAGATGGAATCTCGTCGGCAGCTTCCCCGATCTGTCGGCCAAGCAGGTCGTTGCGGCACTGCCGGCCATACGCTTGCGCCTCGATGCCGGTGCCGGTTCGAACCTGTCGAAGTGGGTCACGACTGGCGAGCTGCTGGACTGGTACGCAGACCGCATGGCGCGTGACCGAAGCCTGTCCGAGAAGCGCAAGAAGACCGGCGCGTCGCTGATCAAATGCCACCTCAAGCCCCGTCTGGCCGACCTGCTGCTGACCGGTATCGACAAGGCCAGCCTGGACGACCAATTCATGTGGCCAGCGCAGGAAACCATCGGCATCGATTACGTGCGTTCGGCGTTCCAGCTGCTGGCCCTGGCATTTCGGCAGGCCTTCAAACTCCGGTTGATCGCGGCCAACCCGATGAAGGACATCAAGTTCAGCGACTTCTCGAAAGCCAAGGTGGGTATCAAGCCGTCCCGGCTGCGCGGCACCCAGTTGCAGGACCTGATCGCGCGCCTGCTGACCGTGCTCGAGGACGAACCGGCCGATGGCCTGCTGGCGCTCATGATGCTTTGCCACGGCACCCGCATCGGCGAGACGCGGCAAGCGCGCTGGTCGCACATCAGCCTGGCAGAGCGCGAGTGGTTCATCCCGGCCGAGAATACGAAGACCGGTGTCGAGCATCACCTGCCACTGACAGACCAGGTGCGCAGCCTGCTGATCAGCTACCGAGACATCCAATGGGCAACCGGCTACAGCGGCCAGTTTCTCTTTCCGTCACGCAGCGGCAAGGCGCTCAGTGAAGGCCAAGCCAGCGCCGTGTTTACCCGGCTGGGGCAGGGCGAGTGGACCAGTCACGACCTGCGCAAGGTGGCGCGCACTGGCTGGGCAGACATCGGCATTGACCACCTGATCGGTGAGCTGCTGATCAACCACGCGATGGGCCACAACGTGAAGGTGTACATCCAGTCGGACGTGATGAGCCGCAAGCGTGATGCCCTTGAGAAGTGGCATGCGCATCTAGATTCAAAGGGCATGAACCTGATTCAGACATTGACCGGCTTTAGATCGGGAGATTTCGGTAACGGGCTACAGGCCACGGAGCATAAGGGCTGTGACCCTATTCAAGAATCAACCATAGGCGAGGTTTAAAAATGGCATTTCATCATGCGCTTGCCTGCAAATCCTGCAACGCGATCAGCCGAATCGACCGTCACCAAGCAGACTTCTACAACTCGTTTGAGAATCTGAAACTGTGCGGGCATTGCGGAAAAAGACAGGGATGGCGGGACACGGCAGTGATCTGGGTGCCCGCCTGGCGGTGGTTCAACCCTTTGAGCTGGGGACGTGGCGAATGGATCGAGTGAGCACCATGAAGAAGAGTCACGGGCCAGATTTCGGTGCAGCCCAGCTGGACCTGGCCCAGTGCCCGGCCTGCCGAGGTCGCGCTGTGATCAAGGGTGTTTTCCACGAAATGGCCTGCGTGCAGTGCAACGCCTCGGGCTGGGTCGCCGCCGAGACAGGTGACGCGCTGCCACTGGAAGAGCTGGTGACGCAGCTGAGCATGCGCCTGCAGGCCGCTGACCGGCATATCGAACAATTGAAGCGCCCGGCCCACATGACTGGACCTGCCGCCATTTACCAACAGAACAACCGCCGCGGTGCCGGTGGATCGAATTACACAGGGGATTGACCGTGAAAAAACGTACATATGTCGACAAGCCGTTGGGCGATACCGAATACCTGCTTGAAAACTGGGGCTCCTGGCGGATGTCTGGCATGGGCGTGCCGCGCTACGTCTCCCCGCTGGCAGCCTTGATGAACCAGTGCGCCCCAGAGGCGACTTCAATGAGTTATGTCATCACCGACGACACTGCAATGCTTGTGGATGCAGCTATCGCAAGGCTGATCGCGCGCAACCAGCAGATGGGTGACTTCATCTGGTGGTACTTCGGCTCCAAGTGGACGATGGTCCGGATCGCCGAGACTCACAAGATGTCGGAGCGATCTGCGCGCGAGGTAATACGTCAGGGAGTCGCATGGATTGACGGTGCCCTGGGAGATATTTCCGCAGCAGCGTAAAAAGTTCTTTCAGGCCTGATAAACACCTGTTTTCATGGCACGGTGTTTAGCTGTTCCAGCGCGGCACCACACCCAATTCTAAAGGCTCGCCATATCGGCGGGCCTTTTTCGTTTATAGATCCCGAAAGGGTTGAGACCGGACGCGCACCATGCCCGAAAAGAACCCCGACTTATGGGCGCAGGTCTGGATGGCCCTATCTAACCCACTTTGGCAGGGCGCGATCATGGCCGTCATCGTCTCACTACTGCGAATCCTCTACGACGCGAAAGAAACCAGCAAACGCCGGATCTGCTTTGAAGCGCTGATCTGTGGTGCGTTGAGCCTGGTTGCGTCGAGCTTGATCGAGTGGATGGCCTGGCCGCCCAGCCTGTCAGTTGCTGCCGGTGGAACCATCGGCTTTCTCGGCGTAACAGCCATACGCGAACTGGTGACACGGTTCATCGGCCGCAAGGTAGACATCACATGAAGGCTATCGCCGCTGCAATCATCATCGGCCTTGTTGCCCTCTTGCTCGTTGGTATCCAGCAGTACCGCGTCGTTGCCCTCAGTGGTGCCATGCAACTGGAGACCAAGAGCAAGAACGACGCCATCGCTGCAAACAACGAGAGCCAGGCCACCATCACCACGCTGCGGGCCGAGGCCCAGCGCAACGCTGCGTATCAGAAAGACTTGAACCAGCGGATCAAGGCCAGCGAAGACAAAGCCAAAAAGGCGAGGAAAGACTTTGAAAAGCTCAAGACAGATAGCAAGCCTGTTCGTGACTGGGCTGCTCAGCCTTTGCCTGACGGCCTGCGCGGCAAAGCCGGTGCTGGTAACAAAGACGTCAGCGGTGCGAATCGAGCCCCCTGAGCTGATCCCCTGCGAACGCATCAACGCTGATGAGGCCGATCTGCGGCTGAACGGTGATGTGTGGGAGCTGAAAGATCAGGCCATCAAACTGCTGGATACGTGCGCTGACCAGGTTGACGCACAGATCCAGCGCAGTCAGAGCAAATAGGTGATGACTATGCATGACACCAAGAAGTTGACAGTAGCCACGATCATGCCTGGCCCTCAGCCGAGCGCCAGCAGCGCACACCTTACCCAGGGCACAAAGGTAATTCTCTCTGATGGCAGGGAGCTCGCCGGCGTAACCCGCATCACGCTGCACGCTGAAGCCGGTGACATCTGGAAAGCGACAATTGAAGTGCATCCACAAACCGTGCATGTCATTGCTGCTGAAGCCGATACCCGTGTAGTGGAATGCACTTCTCTGGGTGACGAGTCTCGTCGTTATGCAATGGGTAGGTGCGGCGACCCTGATGATTCAATTCCAATCGAAGGCACTGTGTTACTCGAAGGTGGCGAACGGATCATACCTCATGGCGTGTAGTGGCTGCGCAGCCCGGCGCGACTGGATCAAGAAGTGGAGCAAGGTGGCATATGAACGAGCACAGCAACTCCTTGCTCAGCCAGATCCTGGCCGAGCAGGTGAAGCAGACCGAGCTGTTACAGAGCCAGACCGATCTGCTACACCGGATGGCAGAGCAGCAGGTGACGCTGATTGAAGCGCTTGCAGACAGTGAGCAGGACGACCAAGAAGCTGAACTCACCACTTACATGGACGGTACGCCGATCCTCGGGTGCAGCTGATGGTCAAGCTGACGACGCTCAAGAACAGGGTGCAACTGCTGCCGGCCAGGCTGCAGACAATCAACCCTGATTCATGGCGAGCAGGAAAGACCACAGCCGCCCAGCGTGGCTACGACTCCAAGTGGCAGAAAGCTCGCTTGGTTCACCTCGATGCCAACCCTCTGTGTGTCTACTGCGACAGGAACGGCAGGGTGACAGCTGCTAACACAGTCGATCACGTGATACCGCACAGAGGCGATATGACGCTGTTCTGGGACCGTTCTAACTGGATGTCCCTGTGTGGCCCTTGCCACTCATCTGTCAAGCAGGCAGAGGAGGCACAAGGGCTGCGCTGATGGTGGCACTGGCGTGCTGCAAGCACCGTTATGGTGCGGCACGCCACTGACGTGCCGGGGGGGGGTAAAAATATACGATCTCTCCGCGTCCCAGACCACTCACCCTCTCACGCGCAGATTTTTTCCCTTTCACAGGATTTTTGTTAATGGCTTTAACACCCAAACAGCGGGCTTTTGTCGACGCTGTTAGGGGAGGTGCGTCCAACAAAAATGCAGCCATCGCCGCAGGCTACGCGGCTGACAGCGCATCGGCGGCTGGGTCAAGGCTGGCAAAACACCCGAATGTAATGGCTGCGCTGGGTGCCAAGCCCGTTAACAAAAATGTTAAAGGCCAAACGCCCGTTCCTGCGCCTGGCGAAGCCGCCGCCGAGTCGGAAGAAATGAAAGAGGCTGGCTTCGATCTGGCCAAGGTTATGCGTCATGCCGACCCGAAGGATTTTCTGCTGGCAGTCATGAACGACTTCCAGACAGAGGCGAAATTGCGTGTCGACGCAGCCAAGGCACTGATGCCTTTCGTTCATCAGCGCAGAGGCGAGGGCGGCAAGAAAGAACAGGCCAAAGAAAAAGCCGCCGGTGCGGCTAATGGCAAGTTCGGTGTGCGTAAAGGCCCGCTGTCGGTGGTGAAATGAATGAGTGGTCAACGGCCTGCCCGGATTGGGAAACCCGGATCGTTGCCAAGCAAAGCCTGATCCCCTTCAAGCCTCTGTTTCCTGAGCAGGCCGAAGAGGCGCTGGACGTGTTCGGCGCGCTGCGCATGATGGATGCCACCGGCAGCCCTCTGATGAGCGAAACCGTTCGGCAATGGGTAAACGATTTCGTCGCTGCCATCTTCGGGGCCTACGACCCTGACACCGGCCGGCGGATGATCAGCGAGTTCATGCTGCTGATCAGCAAGAAAAACGGTAAATCGACCATCGCCGCAGGGATCATGCTGACGGCGCTGGTGTTGAACTGGCGTCAGTCGGGTGAGTTCATCATCTTGGCTCCGACCAAGGAAATTGCGGACAACTCTTACAACCCGATCCGGGACATGGTGAAGGCTGACGAAGAGCTGTCCGCGCTGCTGAAAGTTCAGGACCATTTGCGCACCGTGACTCACCTCGAGACCGGCGCAACTTTGAAGGTCGTGGCGGCAGACAGCGAAACGGTCTCCGGCAAGAAGGCGATCGGCGTTTTTATCGACGAATTGTGGGTGTTCGGCAAGCGAGCGAATGCCGAAGCGATGCTGCGTGAGGCCACGGGCGGTCTGGCGTCACGCCCGGAAGGCTTCATTATCTGGGCAACGACTCAGTCCGACGCGCCACCGGCCGGCGTTTTCCGCCAGAAGTTGTTGTACGCCCGCCAGGTGCGTGACGGCACGATCATCGACAAGTCGTTTCTGCCGGTGCTGTACGAGTTTCCCAAGCACATGCTGGACGCTGGCGCGCATCGCGAGGCGTCCAACGCCTACGTTACAAACCCGAACCTCGGGCTTTCGGTGGACGAGCCGTTCATTGAGCGCGGCTATGCGCAGGCGCAGGTCGACGGTGAAGAGTCGTTCCGGGGCTTCCTGGCCAAGCACCTGAACGTCGAGATCGGTCTTTCGCTGCTTTCCAACCGCTGGGCGGGCACCGACTTCTGGGAAGTTCAGGCGCTGGTGCCTGGGCTGACATTTGAACAGCTGCTTGATCGCTGTGAAGTCGTCGATTTGGGCATTGATGGCGGCGGCCTTGATGACTTACTGGGCTTCGCAGCGGTCGGCAGGGACAAGGTCACTCGGCAGTGGTTGCTCTGGACTCGTGCCTGGGCTCATCCCTCTGTGCTGGATCGAAGGAAAGCGGAAGCGCCTCGCTTCCGTGACTTCGCACAAGACGGCGACCTTATCCTGGTACAGCGCATTGGCGATGACCTTGATGAGCTGGCAGAGCTGGCGGGCCTGGTCGAAAAGCGCGGCCTGCTGGATCAAGTCGGTGTGGACCCGGCTGGCGTTGGCGGAATCATCGACGCGCTGATGTCTGCCGGTGTTCCGCAAGAGAAAATCATCGGTATTTCGCAAGGCTGGAAGCTCGGCGGAGCCATTAAAACGGCGGAACGCAAGCTGGCCGAGGGCGTTTTGATCCACGGCGGCCAACCAATGATGGCCTGGTGTTGCGGTAACGCCCGTGTCGAGCCTCGCGGTAACGCCATTTTGATCACCAAACAGGCGTCAGGTGGCGGAAAAATTGACCCATTGATGGCCTCATTCAACGCAATTTCGCTCATGTCTCTCAACCCGGAAAGCAAAGGCGGGATGGATGACTACCTAAATAACGGTTTCTTCGGACTTGTAGGCTGACTATGTCATTTCGTTGGTACAACCCACTGACGTGGCGGTTCTTTGGCTACACAGATCCGCTTACGGGCGACTACGTCGAAGTCGATCTCGAGATAGGTGGCAAGCGCACCAAGGCTGGTGTGCGAATCACGTCCAAAAACGCGCTGAGCATCGGCATTGTCTGGTCTTGCGTGAAGATTCTGTGCGAATCGGTTTCCGGGCTACCGCTCAAGCTTTATGACGACCAGAACGGCAAGCGTGTGCTGGTTCCGTACAAAGATCGAGCGGCAAGGGTGCTGCGTAAGCCCAACCCCTACATGACGCGCCTCAATTTCTTGAAAGCGGCCGTCGTCAACATGGCCCTGAGAGGGAACAGCTACAACCTGATCGAGCGCGCCCCGAACGGTGATCCCATTGCGTTTCTGCCGGTGCCTTTCGATTCGGTTGAGGTCAACACGGACGGCGACCTGATCTATTTCGTCACTCTGGCTGGCGAGCGCTTTCCGGTGTCGCCCGACAATATGCTGCATTTCAAGCTGTTCAGTATTGACGGGATCGTTGGGCTTTCGCCTATCGAATATCAAGCCGAAACGATGGGGTTGGCCAAGGCTGCGCAGGACTGGTCGGCGCACTTCATGCGCAAGGGAGGCTTCACTGGCGGCTATGTGATCTACGAGCAGTTCCTGACCAAGGAACAGCAGGCGCAGGTCATGGAGAAATTCCCGGACGTGCGTAAAGGTGACGCCGCCGACATCGGCAAAATGGCGATTTTGCAGGGCAATCCCAAGATCATCCCGGCGGGTTTGAGCCAGAAGGACAGCCAATTCATCGAGTCGCAGCAGTTTCAGGAAGAGGCGCTGGCGGGCGTTTGGGGAGTTCCGCTTTACCTGGCCAACCGGGCCGGTAAAACCTCAATCATGGGCTCAAATCTGGAGCAGCAAACCAGTGGGTTTGTGACATTCGGTCTTAAACCATACCTCGACGCCATCGAGGACGAAATCAACGACAAGTTGTTCGCAAGAACGACTCGCTTTGTCGAGTTCATTGTGGAAGGCCTGCTGCGCGCTGACAGCGCCGGTAGATCAGCTTACTACACGGCGGCCCTTGGTGGCTCCGGCGGTTCTGGCTGGATGGCGATCAACGAAGTCCGCGAAAAAGAGAATCTGCCCCCGTTACCGGGCGATCAATACAACCAGGTCACCCGATGGGAGATGCAGACCAATGCTGACAAAAATTGAAGTCCCATTCGAGGTAAAGGCCGTCGATGACGCCGGCAACTTCGAGGGTTATGCCTCGGTGTTCAACAACGTTGACCTAGGCGATGACGTGATTCTGCCGGGCGCGTTCACGAAGGTGAAGGCAACACGGGCCGGGCGCTTGAAACTGGCCCTTTTCCACGATCTGACGCGTTTAGTTGGCTCTGCCGAGTTCACCCAGGACGCCCACGGGCTGTTCCTGAAAGGCAAGATCAACCTCGCTGTCAGTTACGCCCGTGACGCTTACGAGCTGATGAAGGAAGGCACGCTGGACAGTATGTCCATCGGCTTCAACACGCTGCTGTCCAGCTACGAGGAACGCGCTGGCCGGCAGATTCGCATCATCAAGGAGGCCGAGCTGTGGGAGGCCTCTATCGTCCCGTTCGGCATGAACCCTGAGGCGACCATTACCGACGTGAAGTCGGATATCAGACTTTTTGAAAAGGCCCTGCGCGAACGCATGGGTCTTTCGCAAAAAGAGGCGGCTGCGGTCGCCTCGCTCGGCTATACCGCCGTCCACCGTGATGGTGGTGCTGCGGACACGGTGATCGTGGATGAGCTGAAAGCAATCTCCCAACTGTTCAATACCCAATTTGGAGTTCAGCCATGACCGCTGACGTAAAAGAAATTCGCGAATCCCTCGAAAAGCAACTCAAAGAAGGTTTCGGAACCCTGCAAGTGAAGTACGACGCCGTTTCTGGCGAGCTGGAAAAAGGCAACGCTGTGGCAGGAGATCTGAAAAAGCAGATCGAAAACCAGAAAGGTGAGCTGGAGCGCATCATCGAGCAGGTGCAAATTCTCGAAGAGAAGGGCATCAAGCTACGTGGCCAGGGTGGCGACAAGAAAGGCTTCATCGACTTCGTCAAAGGCAACGACGATTTCAAGGCCATGACCTCGCGCAAGCAGGACAAGGCTGAGATCGAGATCACCAAGTCCGACATGGCGTCGATGACTGAAATGAAAGTCACCAGCTCCGGCCTGGTGGTCCCTCAGTACGACCCGATCATTCAAGACGTGCCGCGCCAGAACCTGCTGATTCGCGACCTGATCCCGAGCACGCCGGTCGACGGTAATTCCTACAGCTACTTTGTCGAGGACGTCCACACACGCGGCGCAGCGATGGTTGCTGAAGGCGGCGTGAAACCCACCAGCAACGTCACCTTCACCAAGAAGGAGGACACCATCAAGAAGATGGCGGTCTGGATGCCGATCACCGATGAGGCGCTGGACGACGTGCCGCAGCTGTACTCCTACATTCAGGAGCTGCTGCGCTACGACTTGAAGCTTGAAGAAGAGGGCCAAATCCTCAAGGGCGATGGTCAAGGCAACAACCTCAACGGCGTCATGACCCAAGCGAGAGCATTTGACGCTGCTCTGTCCAAGCTTGGCGACACCGCTATCGACACCGTGCGCCGCGCGATTTACCAGGTCCGCAAGCAGTCCAAGCGCGCCGCAGATGCGGTGGTCATGAGCGACCTCGACTGGATGAACATCGAACTGCAGAAGGATGCGGATAACCGCTACCTGTTTGCCAACCTGCAAGGTCTGGTTACCCCTATCCTCTGGGGTCGCCCGGTGGTTGCTTCGGACAGCATGGACGAAGGCGATGGCGACACCACTGGTGGCGAGTTCCTGACTGGCTCGTTCGCCCAGGGCGCGCGCATCTATGACCGCATGGCGTTCACCGTTAAGGTCGGCATGATCAACGACGACTTCGTACGCAACCAACGCGTCGTGCTGGTTGAAGAGCGTCTGGGCCTGGCTGTTCGCCGCCCATACGCCTTCGTCAAAGGTCGTTTCGCGGCTTAACAAGCACCACCTTCTTCGCAAGGGCCTGACGGCCCTTTTTTTATGGGAAAAGATAATGAAAATTCGAGCGCTGTGGGGCTTTAAGGGCATCCACGAAGAGTTGCAAAACGGAAGTGGTCAGGCTCGCGCCGGCGAAGAGTTCGACGTGAGCGATGAATACGGTCACACGCTGATTGGCAAGGGCCTGGCCGTCGAGGTTGACGGCAAAGCCGCTCCGAAGACAAACAAGCAGGCCAGGCCGGACGAGAACAAGTAAATGATCGAACTATCCCTGGTGAAAGCGCACCTGCATGTTGATCACGATGAAGAGGACGTTCTGATTCAGGGGTATGTCGATGCCGCGCTGGCGCACGTCGAGCAGCACTGTGACCGGGTGCTGGTGGAGGGTGACCCTGTGCTTCCTGAGCAGATGGGGTTCACCAAAGACATTCGGCAGGCGGTTTTGCTGCTGGTTGGCCATTGGTTCGCAAACCGCGAAGCCGTGGCCACCGGCCTGGCCGAGGTGCCACTGGCCGTCGGCAGGCTGCTCTGGTACAGAAAGAGGTTCTGATGAACGCTGGAAAACTGAGGCACCGGATCGCGTTCCAGTCGATGGGCGCAGGGCAAAACCCGGTAACCGGTGAAGAAACCACGGGATGGATCACGATCTGGGACAAAGTGCCGGCGTCGGTTGAACCGCTCAGCAGTCGCGACCTGATTGCGGCCCAGGCTGCCCAGTCGGATGCCTCGGCCCGCATCGTCATTCGATACCGGGCCGGTGTGCTGCCGACCATGCGGATTCTGTTCCGGGGCGAGGTGTATGCCATCAACGGCCCGCCGATGCCTGACCCGGTTTCAGGTCTGGAGTATCTGACCATTCTTGTTTCAAAGGGGGTGCTCAATGGCTAGCCAAACAAGTGTCGACATGCGGGGCTTGGACGGCGTTGTGCAGAAGATGAAGACCCTGCCCGTGAAGTTGCAGCGTTCGGGGCTTCGTAAGGCCGCCCGTCGCGCAATGAACATCGTGCGTGATGCTGCCAAGGCCAATGCCAAAGCGCTGGACGACCCGAAGACGGCCGAAAAAGTCTGGAAGAACATCGCCACGCAGGAATCCGCGAAACGATCCAGGCAGGAAGGCGGGGTGGTCATGCGTGTGGGTGTTCGCGGTGGTGCTGGCAGCAATCAGCACAGCAAGGAAGCGGCGGGCAATCCCGGCGGCGACACACGCCACTGGCGTTACATCGAGTTCGGCACCGAGCACACACCGGCAGCGCCTTTCATGCGTCCGGCCTTCCAGTCGAACGTTCAGAACGTCACAGACAAGTTTGCCAGCGAGCTGATGAAAGAGATCGACGCCGCTCTGGGTGGTATCTGATGGCCGCGCCGATCTTTGCTGTGTGTGCTGCCGATCCGGCGGTGCAGGCGCTGCTGGGGTCGTCACCAACCAGGCTTTATCCGTTTGGCGAGGCCCCCGAAGGTGTGGCCAAGCCCTATGCGGTCTGGCAGGTCATCGGCGGCAACCCTGAAAACTACCTTTCTGGCCGGCCCACTGTGGACGGCTACGCGCTGCAGGTTGATGTCTACGGCGATTCGGGGTCATCCGCCCGCGCAGTGACGGAAGCCATACGGGATGCCATTGAGCTGACCGCTTACATCACCCGTTGGGGCGCAGAGTCACGCGACCCAGTAACGAAGTCCTACCGCAGCAGCTTCGACGTGGACTGGATGGTTCACCGGTAAACCCTGTTTGAAAAACCATAGCCCGCCTTGTGCGGGTTTTTTTATGCCCGTCATTTGGAGAAAATCATGGCGATTTTGACTCAAGGCACACAGCTGTTTGGGCTGATGCCAACCATCGCAGACCCAACGAAGCTGGAAGTAGTGGAAGTTGAGTGCATCACTGCATTCAACCCAGGCGGCAACCCGGCGGACCAGATCGAGGTGTCGTGCCTCAGCAAGAAAAGCCGGGAATACCTGCGCGGCATGCGCACTCCCGGACAGGCCACCTTTGCCGTGGATGCTGATCCCCGCAATCTTTCGCATGTCCGTGTCTACGACCTGTCGGAAAACGACGATATCGAGAGTACCGCGTGGGCTCTGGGCTGGGCCGACGGTAAAAGCAAGCCAACCATCAATGCTGCCGGCGACGATTTCGAGCTGCCGAACGATCGCACCTGGTTCCTGATCGACGGCTACGTCTCTGACTTCCCGTTCGACTTCGGTGCCAACTCCGTCGTCAAAACCGCCGGCACCATCCAGCGCTCCGGCGGTTCTGTCTGGGTCCGCAAAGGCGCTGCTCCGGCAGCGTAAGGAAAAATCATGAATCTGGCAGAACTCAAGAAAAAAGGCGGTGTGGTCGCTGACATCCTTGTGAAAAAGGAAGTTGAGTGGAAGCACCTCGACGCCAAGGGCAAGGAAGTCACTGAAAAATTCAAGGTTCATGTGCGCCGCCATACTTTCGGCAACATGGAAGGCATGTTCTCCGGCGGTGAAGCGGAAACATCCAAAAACGCCCGTTATTTGTCGCTCAGCATCATGCTCGGCGACGAGGGCACGGAAGAGCTGCCATTCAGTGACGCCGTGAACCTTGATCCCGGACTGGGCTTCGTTCTGATGGGCGCGGTGAACGAGGTCAACAACCCGGTAAAGAGCTGACCCCTGCCGATGAGCTGATGCATGAGCTGGTGCTCAACGGCATCGGCGGGCGAACCATTGCCGAAGCAAAGGCCAACATCACCTATTCAGAGGTGTTGGCCTGGTCGGCGTACAGGGATAAGCATGGTTCGCTCAACCCGATGCGCCGGATTGAGCTGTCCGGCGCCTTGGTTGCATTGCAGGTGAATCGGGCGAACGGGGGTGAGGCTGATCTTTACGACTTCATGCCACATGCAGAGCGTCCGGCGATCACCCTGGAGCAGGCCATGAAGGAATGGGGCTGACATCGGGGTCGAAATAAACAACTCAACGAACACCCACAACCCGCTCCGGCGGGTTTTTGCTGTCTGGAGAAATGCAAATGGCGTCAAGATCGCTTGGCACATTGACGCTGGACCTGATTGCGCGGATCGGCGGATTTCAACAGGGCATGGATCGCGCGTCCCAGTCAGTTACCCGGACCGGTGCAGCTGCTGATGCAGCTTCCGCCAGGGTAAGTGCGATGCAGGGACAGATGCTGTCCCTATCGAACATGGCTTCAAGCTTGGCCGGGCCGCTGGCTTCCGCGTTTAGCTTGAGCGCGATTTACAAGGCATCGGAAGCCTACACATCCCTGACCAGCCGCTTGAAGCTGGTCACAGAGACCTCCGCCGAACTCGCTACCGCGCAGAATGCGGTTTTCTCCATTGCCCAGAGTGCTTATCAGCCGTTGAGCGCCACCGCTGAGCTGTACCAGCGTATTGCGACCAACCAGAAAGAGTTGAAGCTTTCAGGCGAGGGCGTGGCGGGCGTCGTGGGCACCATCAGTAAGACGCTGGCGATTTCCGGTGCGTCTGCGGATTCGGCGAACGCTGCGTTGATCCAGTTGGGCCAGGCATTCGCATCCGGCGTGCTGCGCGGCGAAGAACTGAACAGTGTGATGGAGCAGGCTCCGGCGCTGGCCCAGGCTATCGCGGCTGGTATGGGAAAGACCGTTGGCGAGTTGCGCGCACTTGGCGCTGCTGGCCTGCTTACTGCCGACTCCGTTGTGAAGGCGCTACAGGCGCAGGAAAAGGCCGTAGCTGATCTGTTCAACAAGACAGCGGTCACGATCGGCAACAGCCTCACCGCCACAAACAACTCCCTGACCCAATTTATCGGCAGGATGGATCAGGCAAGCGGTGTCAGTGCTGCGATCTCGGCCAACATCGTCAAGGTATCGCAGTCCATTGATGGGCTGACGAAGGACTTCGGGGCCACATCGAAGACCTTCGAGCAGGTTTCAAGCGCAGCCGAAACGCTGGCTTACATCATCGGTACTCGCATGGCAGTGGCCGCTTTGCAGGGTGCTGCCAGCTTCGCGATGGCCACTAAGGCATCAGTGATGCAGGCCGGCGCGCTGGCGTATTCAACTGCGCAGAGCATCCGCAATACTGCAGCCGAAGCCGCAGCAGCAAAACAGACGCTGCTGAATGCTGAGTCAAAATACGCAGACGCCAACGCAGGCATGGCCAGGGCGAATGCTGAAATCGCGGCTGCCGGCCAGAAAGTTGCGTCAGATCGGATGCGCCAGCAGTCCGAAATCAACAACCTTAAAAGCGTCCAGGCAGCGCTCGCAGCTGAGCGAGTGCTCGAGGAGCAGCGCCTGGCTGCGCAGATCAGTGAACAAGGGCGTGCCGCCGCGCGCAATCGTATGGCTTTGGCGCGCCTGGATGAGGTCGCGATTATCCGGCAGATACAGGCTGCCGAAACCAGCCTTGCCGCCACGACCATCGCGACTTCGCTGGAGATTCAAGCATCTTATGCCGCCAGGAGTGCCGCGGTCGCAGCGGCGGGCGAGACGAAGCTCGCAGTTGATGCCGCCTCCCGAGCTTCTGATGCAGCCACGTCGGCGGCATCCCGAAGCAGCACCGCTTTGGTGGCGGCCTCAGCAGCTGGTCGGGGCGTTCTCGGGCTGCTGACGGGCCCGGTCGGACTGATCGCTATGACGGCTTTGGTAGCGGCATCGTTCATCGATTTTGGCGGTGGCGCGAACAGCGCGACTGCTGCACTGATTGACCAGAACCTGACGCTGGACGAGTCGATCACAAAGTTTAAAGAACTGGGCCAGGCACAGAAAATGCTGCAGGCCTCGACATGGATGTCTAAGCAAGCTGAGGCATCCGAGGCGGCGGCGAAGGCATTTGATGATTTCTCCATTCGAGGGCGAAACGCATATCAAAACCTAGGTGTAGCAGGCATTGAAGGCGGCAAGGCCTTTGAGCAGATGCTCGGCCAGGTTCGCAACGGGTCGCGGACACTTGCGAGTGTCACCGCTACTGTTAAAGAAAATGGCGACATCATGCCGACCTATATTTCCTCTCTTGAGAAATCAGCGGCGGCAAACGAAAGGAGTGGTGAGCAGGCAGAAAAGTACGGAAAGCTTCTCGCTGGCGCGAACCAAGAGACGGCCAACCTGGCTTCGCAGTCGAAAGGGCTTACAGCTGCTATGGCGGGCGCCGGCGGCCAGACCAAGGGCCAGATTGCTGACTTTGAAAAGTACATTGCGAAACTGATTGAGACCCGTAATTTATTCGGTGCAAACGCAGAGGCTCAAGCTGCGTACGCCGCTGATCAGATGAAGCTGACAACCCAGCAGCGCGAGCAAGCCAAGGTCATATCGCAGCAACAGGATGTGCTGGAAAAGTACAAGGAGGCAGTAAAGGACAACGACAAGGTCCAGCAGGACGCCCTGAAACGGCAATTGATTGGCCTTTACACCATTGAGCAAGCGGCAACCGATGCTGCCGCCGCAACAAAGTTAGCGCATTACGATTCTGCCAAAGCTGCCACAGAAAGCGCGAACAAGCAGATTGAAGAAATGCGCCGGGTAATCGCCGCCGCCGCCAACATCACCAAAAGCTCCAGTTTCCTGACTGGCCGCAACATGCTGATTGTGCCGCCGGCTCAAACAGACGTGACTGGGCGAAGCATGGTCCTGCCTGGTGTAGAGACGCCGAAATCCGGGAAAGATCCTCGCATCGATCCAACGGCGCGCGCGAACGCCGCGATTGCTCAGATCAACGAAACAACTGATCCGAACAAAGGCAAAGCGGAAAAAAAATATCAGGAAGATGCGGCCCAGAAAGTTCTCGATCAGGCCCGGCAGCAATACGCGGTTTTGAAAGAGCAGTCAGCATTGCTCGGCGCTCAAAAGGGCGATATTGACAAAATTGGAACGGCTTCCCGTGAGCTTATAAAGTGGGAGCAGGAGCTTGCTGACATCAAGTCCAAGCAAACGCTGACCGCTGAACAGAAGTCGCTTCTCGTAAAGCAGGAGGCAATAACTGCCGACCTGAAACGCAATGCCGCTCTCGAAAAAGAGAATGAGTTGCGCAAAATTGCTCTCGATGAGGCAAAAAAGCTTTCGGCGTTCCAGGCAAGTGTTAGCGAAAGTAATCGCTCTGCGAAATCTGGCTTTTCCCAGCAACTGGTTGGAGCTGGAATGGGCGATAAGCAACGTGCGCAGTTGCAAGAAATGCTTGCCATTGAAGAGGACTTTAACAAACAGCAGAGAGACCTTGTTCTGCAGCGCAACACCGGGGATATCAGTGACGACCTCTACAGCAAAGAAACTGATGTCATTCGATCAGCAATGATCGAGCGCCTGCAGATCCAAAGAGACTATTACAGCGAGGTGGATGTAGAGCAGTCGAAATGGATGGATGGTGTAGATAGAGCGTGGCAGAACTACGTAAATTACGCTCAGAACTATTCAGCTCAAGCAGCGGACTTTGTTTCAGGGACTTTAAGTGATGCCACCAATGGGCTGGGCGATATGTTTTCTGATATCGCGACTAAAACAAAGACCGCCAGTGATGCAGTAGGCGACTTTCTTGGGGGCATGGCAAAGTCGACGATAAACGCTCTAACAGATATGGCTGCGCAGTGGGTGATCTATCAGGGTATTCAACTGCTCACCACCAAAAGCGGACAGTCAGCTGCGGCCACCGGATTAATTGCCAACGCTCAGGCGGCATCGGCTCAGGCCGCGCTTAACGCATACGCATCTACCGCCGGTATCCCGTTGATCGGCCCCGGCCTAGCGCCTGCCGCTGCGCTGGCGGCTACAGCGGCAACCACCCCAATGGTCGCCGCCGTATCCGCATCGGCACTCGCCGGTATGGCTCACAACGGCTACGACAATATCCCGAAAGAAGGCACATGGTTGCTGGACGGAGGCGAGCGAATCGTGAACCCGAGTCAGAACCGTGACCTGACCAAGTACCTGGCTGACAAGTCCGGTACTGGCGGTGCGCCGTCTTTCACCATCAACGCGCCAGTGAATGTCCAGGCTCAGCCCGGCATGACTAACGCGGACGCGGCCAAACAGGGTTCGGCGATATCGTCGGCACTTGAGGCTCAGCTCGGGCAGTTTCTGGACAGAGAGATGCGCCAAGGCGGGCGTCTTTGGAGGCGCGCGTAATGGCTGAAACATTCGATTTCGATGTGCAGGTCGGCGCGTCTGGTGATGTGTCTCAACGCACCTGGGAGAACGACTTCGGGGACGGTTACTCCCAATCTGGTGGAGTGGGAATAAACAACCGAACTGAGGCTTGGGACGTAACAGTAACTGGAAGGTATGGCCCAGGTCAGAAGCTGCAACAGGTACGTGACTTTCTGGACCGTCATGAAGGGTACAAGTCATTCATATGGACACCACCTGGTGGGGTTCAGGGCTTTTACAGGGCTAAGGGATACAAGCCAAATACTCTCGGTGGCGGCGTGCACTCTATCTCCGTCAACTTCAAGCAAACCCCCAAACCCTGACCCCGCCAAGTGCGGGGTTTTTCGTAGGTAACCACCATGATTTACAGCGCGGACATCCAGAAGCTGGAGCCCGGCAACCAGATTCGCCTGTACGAACTGGATGCGACGAGGCTGGGAGCCACGCTCTGGCGCTTCCACGGGCATGAGCATGAGGGCGACATCATCTGGCAGGGCCAGCTGTATTCTCCTATCCAGATCGAGGTCACCGGCTTGGACATCCGTGGTGATGGCCGCCCAGCCACACCCAAGCTCAGGCTGGCCAACGAGCTGTCGGGTATTCCGCGAGCAGTGTCAGCGCTTTGCCTTCAGTTCAAAGACCTCGCTGGCGCGGACTTCAAGGTGATCGAAACCTTCAAGCACTTCCTGGATGCCGCGAACTTCGACGGGGGCAACCCAGATGCCGCAGATCAAAGCCGCACCAGCCTTTGGAGGATCGAGCAGAAGACCGAAGAGAACTTTTCGGCGGTCGGCTTCGAGCTTTCCAGCCCCATCGACATGGAAGGCCAGCAGCTGCCGTCCCAGCAGATCACCAAGTTGTGCCGCTGGGCGATGCGCGGCCAGTACCGGCAGGAGGCTTGCGCCTACACAGGCATCGCGTATTTCGACAAGAAGAACGAACCCACCGACAACCCTGCGCTTGACCGCTGCGGGGGCTGGTGGAGCAGCTGCAAGTTGCGCGGCAATACCCGCCGATTCGGCGGCTCAATGGGCGCAAGCCTGATCGCCAAGGGGTAACCATGCGAATCAATCAAAAGCTTCAGGACACCATGCGGGCGCACGCCGAGCAGTCATACCCGGCCGAGGCCTGCGGGCTGCTGATCAAGACCGAGGCCGGGCGTGAGTACGTGCCGTGCGGCAACGTGGCCACCAACCCGCTGCAGCACTTCCTGATCGACAAGCACGACGCTGCGGCGGCAGAAGATAGGGGCGAGGTGCTGGCCATCGTGCACAGCCACCCGGACCGCGCCGCCACGCCGAGCATGACTGACCTGGTCAGCTGCGAGCTGCACGAACTGCCCTGGGCGATTGTGGGTTGGCCCGGCGGTGACATTCAGTGGTTCAAGCCGACCGGGTTCCAGGCTCCGCTGCTGGGCCGGGACTTCTCGCATGGCCTGCTCGATTGCTGGTCGGCCTGCCGCGACTGGTACGCCCGCGAGGCGTCGCTGCCTCTGCCGAACTTCGAGCGAAAGGAACTGTGGTGGGAAGATCCGGACAGCCCAAGCCATTACGAAGAGAACTACGAGGCCTGCGGGTTCGTCCGGGTCGAGCAGCCGCAACGCGGCGACCTGCTGGTGTTCCAGATCCCGACCGTGGGCAGGCCCTGCCATTTCCCGAACCACGCCGCGATCTACCTCGGGGCCGATGCCAGCCTGCACAGCGAAGACGCTCCGGCGCTCGGTGGCGCTGGCCCATTCATCTACCACCACATGCCCGGTCGCCTGGCTGCCCGTGAGGTCTACGGCTGGTCGATGGCCAACCGCGTGAAACTGATCTTGCGCCATAAGGAATACACCCCATGACCATGCGCACCATCAAGTTGTACGGCGTGCTGCGCAAGCATTTCGGCCGTGAGTACCGCATCGACGTGCACAGCGTGCGCGACGCCGTGAATGCCCTGTGTGCGATGAAGCCAGGCTTCGAGAAGTTCCTGCGTACCGGCGAAGAGCGTGGCCTGGTGTTCAGCGTGTTCTGCGGCAAGCGCAACGCCGGCGAGGGCGAGTTCGACATGCAGGGCAGCGATAACACCGATATCCGCATCGTGCCGCTGATCCAGGGTAGCAAGCAGGCCGGTCTGTTCCAGGTGGTGCTGGGCGTGGCGCTCGTCGTGGGCGGCCTGTTCTCTGGCGGTACGACTACAGCGCTGGGCATGGGTCTGCTTGGCGCGGGTGCGGCGGTCGGCCTCGGTGGTGTGGTGCAGATGCTTTCTCCCACAACGACTGCCAGCGTGGGCAACAACAACGATGACGGCAACAACCCAAGCTACGGTTTCGGCGGCGCAGTGACCACTGTTGCCCAGGGCAACCCATACCCCGTGCTCTACGGCGAACGAGAGATCGGCGGGGCCGTCGAGTCAGGCGGCATCTACACACAAGATCAGATTTGATCATCAGGTAACACCAGACCCGCTTCGGCGGGTTTTCTTTTTTCTGGGGGCGGTATGGGAAGTGCGGTAGCAGCGCGAAGCATTCGCGGGAGCAAGGGCGGCGAGGCAACACAGAAGCAGCCGACGATTGCGCTAAACAGCACAGCTTCGATTGCTACCGCGCGCATCGTCTACCTGTGGAGCTGGGGGCCGATCGTTGGGCCGGTGAACGGTCGTCGGTCTATCAAGCTTGACGGCACACCTTTGGAGGCCGAGGACGGCACAGATAATTTTCCGGGCGTGAAGTGGCAGTTCCGCAATGGCGAACTGAATCAGCAGCGCCTCGAGGGCATTGCCGAGTCGAGCAATGAAGTTGACGTAAACCAGCAACTGCTCAGCACCACGCCCTACCTGCGCACCGTCACCAATCCCGTCCTGGACGCGCTGCGCGTGCGGTTCAGCTGGCCGCAGCTCCAGTCTCAGGACCAGAGCAACAATATCGATGGCGTGCGCATCGATTATGCCATTGACCTGGCCACTGACGGCGGTCCGTTTGTTCAGATGCTGTCGGACTACGTAGACCGTAAGAACATCACCAAGTACGAGCGCAGTCACCGCATCAACTTGCCTGCGGGTAGCCGGTGGACTATGCGCGTGCGCCGCATCACGCCGGAAGCGAATAGCTCTCTGGTTCAGGACGGCATGTATATCGAGGCGGTGGCCGAGGTCGTAGACAGCGATCAGGAGTTTCCGCTCACCGCCGTGGGCTGTGTCGAATATGACGCCCAGCAGTTCGGCGGCGATATCGCCAAGATCGCGGTACTGATGCGCGGGCGCATCGTGCGCGTGCCATCCAACTACGACCCGGAGACGCGGACCTATGCCACGTCTGGCGCAGGCACCAGCAACGGCATTTGGGATGGTACGTTCAAAGAGGCTTACACCAACAACCCAGCTTGGGTGTGCTACGACCTGGCGCTGCACCCGTATTACGGCCTTGGGCACCGGATCGATGCCACGATGGTGGACCGCTGGAACCTGTACCGCATCGCGCAGTATTGCGACCAGATGGTGCCGAACGGCGTGGGCGGTGTGCATCCGCGCTTGACCTGCAACATCTACCTGCAAAAGCAGGCGGATGCCTACGCCGTGTTGCAGGACCTTTCGGCCATTTTCCACGGCATGAGCACCTGGGACGGAAGCCAGATCACGTTCACCGCCGACATGCCTGGCGATCCCGTTTACACCTACAACCCTTCGCAGATCCTGAACAACGGTGAAATCCAGTATTCGGGCACCCGGGAGCGCGACCGCCACAACTTGGCAATGGTGAAGTGGGACAACCCGGACCAGAGTTTTACGACGGACAAAGAGCCTGTCTTTGATGATGTGGCGATGGCTGAATCTGGATCGGTCAATGAACTGTCGGTGGACGCCTACGGCTGCACTTCACTCGGGCAGGCGCAGCGCGCTGGCCAGTACGCGCTGATCACCGAGCAGACGCAGACAAGGCCCGCGACCTTCCGTGTGGGCCTGGACGGCGGCATTCCTAAGACCGGGCAGATCATCGCCGTGGCCGACCCGATGCTGGCCGGCCGCGCGAATGGCGGGCGTATCAGCTCGGTGGCGGGGCGGGTGATTACCGTTGACCGTGACATCGATCTTTCGACCGGTGCCAAGCTTCGCGTAAACCTGCCCAGCGGCAAGACCGAGGCGCGGGTGATCAGTTCGCTGGATGGGCGTCGCGTCACCCTCGCGGCCAGCTTTAGCGAGGTGCCGGAAGCCGAATGCGGCTGGATTCTCGAATACGACGACCTGAAAACCATGCAGTTTCTGGTGCGCAACATCACGCGCCCGGAATGGCACCAGTACCAGCTCGAGTGCATCCAGCACGAGCCGAGCAAGTTTGACGCCATCGACTTCGGTGCCGTGGTTGATATCCGGCCCATCAGCGGCATACCGGTGGGCGTGCAGGCCGCGCCGGGCGCGGTGTTCGTGACTCAGCACGTTGTGATTGAGCAGGGTATCGCCGTCACCAACATGACCATCAGTTGGGATGCTGCGCCAGGCGCGGTTGCGTATGACGTGGAATGGCGCTGGGGCTCGCGTGAGTGGGTCAAGATGCCACGCACGGGCGAGCAGTCGGTTGATGTGCCCGGAATCTACTCCGGCCAGTACATGGCCAGGGTGCGCGCTGTCAGCGCCCTGAACGTCTCGTCTCTGCCGGTCACATCGCTGCTGACGAACCTGCAGGGCAAGACCAGCTTGCCGCCGGCTGTCACCTCGCTGACTGCCGCTTCGCTGATCTTCGGCATCAAGTTGAAATGGACCTTCCCACCAGGCGCAGAGGACACGCAGCGCACTGAAATCTGGTACGGGCCGACGACCGATCTGGCCAAGGCCACGAAACTCAGCGACCTGGCCTACCCGCAGTCGGAACACGTCATGCAGGGGCTGCTGGCGGGTGTGACGTTCTTCTTCTGGGCGCGCCTGGTGGACCGGACCGGGAACATCGGGCCGTGGTATCCAGCCGGTGTCGGCGTAATGGGGCAGAGCGGCAGTGATGCAACCCCTGTGCTTGGCCTTCTGACGGGCAATCTTACGGAAAGTCAGTTCGGCGAGCATCTGCTGGGCCGCATCGATTTAATTGATGGTGACGGCCCTGGCTCAGTGAATGAGCGCTTGGACGAGCTCAAGGCCGAGATCGGAGAAATCACTGACGCGCTGGTGTACGTGCCGACCGACGCCTACGTGCGCGACAACACCGTCCGCGTCGGCGACAACCTCTGGACGGCCATCGCGGCGGTGCCTGCGGCTGCCAATGGATCGAACGGCCCGCCGAACCCGGCTTACTGGGTCAACAGTGGACAGTCGATCCGCACTGCAAATGCTCTGGCCGCTCAGGTAACGAAGAACACCACTGACATCACCACGGTTGACGGCAAGACCACTGCGACTGCCACACAGGTGCAGGCCGTGCAGGCACAGTATCGGGCCGATAGCGGTGAGGGCGATCTGCTCGATGCGCTAAGAGGATGGGATAGCGCGGCCAGCGCAGCACAGGAAGTGAAGGTCAGGGCGGAAGAGAACTTCGCACAGGCCGAGCGAACGACGTCGCTTCAGGCGCGTGTCGGCACCACCGAAGCGCGGATCACCACCGTCGAGACGACGACTGCCACGGACCGTGAGGCAACTGCCCAGCGGATTACGGCAATCGATTCTCGCGTAGGTACGAGCGAATCGAAGATCACGACGATTGAGTCAACCGCAAACACGGACCGGCAGGCCACGGCTCAGCAACTTTCAACGCTGAATACGGCAGTTGGAACAAACCAGACCGCCATTCAGACCGAAGCTACTGCCAGGTCTGACGGCGATACGGCATTGGGCAAGCGTGTTGATACGGTCCAGGCAGCCGCCAACGACGCCAGCGTTAAGGTCCAGCAGACATCCAGCGCGTTAGCTACCACCAACAACAAGCTGGCTGGAATCTGGTCGGTGAGGATGGAGCTTTCGCAGAGCGGGATACCGTATTCGGCAGGCTTCGGTCTGGGGCTTGAGAGCGGGGCGGCTGGCACAACCTCGCAGTTCGTGGTGAGGGCCGACACGTTCCTGGTGATGAACACCAGTTCTCAATCGCCGCAGTCGTTTTTCGGTATCACTGGCGGGCAGACATTCATTCAGTCGGCGTTTATTCAGGACGGCACGATCACCAACGCCAAGATTGGGAGCTACATCAGTTCGACCAATTACCTGGCCGGGCAGAGCGGCTGGATTCTCAACAAAAACGGCACGCTCGAAATCAACGGAATGGTCGCAGGCGGTGGCCGATTAGTGATTACAAACCGATCAGTCCGCGTCTACGACGCCAACAACGTCAAGCGCGTGCAACTCGGAGATCTCAGTGAATGAGCAACGGAATGATGGTATGGGGCGCAGACAGCGCGCTCCAGTTGGATGAAACGTCATTTACGATTCGGGTTGTACTGTCGACACTCGTCACGTTCTCCGGCACGGCAAAGACCAGTCAGGACTTCGCTGTACCGGGAGTGGGGCCGGGTAACGGTGTGGCAATAGTCATACCGTCTGGCACTTACGACAACAATCAAAGGCAGCACGAAACGGAGCTGGTTGACGGGATTGCTCGAGTCTACAACCACACCAGAACTTATGGATCAAGCACGGTTTCCTCAGGGACTATGCGGCTGATCGTTATGAGGTTTTCATAATGGCGGATACATATGGCCTGGAGTTTTCCAACAACAGCAATGTGGTCGTTCTCGATTCGCAATATGCGCGCCTAATGGTGATTGCTTCGGGGCGCTATCAGCCCACCGAGGAAAGCGGGCTTGGCTCGACCACTTATTTTCCTAGGCCAGTTACCTCGCAAGAGCCGCCTTTGGTTTTCGTGCGACCTGACACCGTTAATGCGATTGCAGGTCTATGTCTCATGCGCCTGGTTGGATCGGCTGGAAATTGGACTGGCTTCTATGTTCGGGCCTATGACGTGAACACTGCGCAACCAAACGGCCGGTACTTCGTTGCACAGTTCGCGGCCCAGCCCGTTGCCGACTTCGGGATGCGGCTCTGGGATGGCGCTACAAATCTGCTGTTTGATTCGGGAACCGCAAGCGCGAATTTTACCAGATCGTTTCAGAGTTGGACGTACGAGAAGTTTGACTACACTGCGCAAAATCTTGTCCGCTGTTACTACTCGGTCGCTTTCAACTTTCCAGCAAACGAGTACTTGCTTATCAACTCGTTTGGCATGGGGATGAACTCTGGTAGCGCCATATCAAGGGCTCTCTACTGCTGGTGGGATTTCCCGAACAGCAAGCTTTATGCAATCACTATTGCGGCCTCCAACCCAACAGCATTCTTTCTGCCGGCAGTCTTCGCAAAGATGAATGTCTAAGAAACCCATTTAGAGAGTAAGAAATATGCCTTGGTATAAAACCGGGACGGTTTCCGTTACCCAAAATTCAAACGCCGTTATTGGCAGTGGTACGGCATTCATTGCAAACAGCCGTGTCGGCGATGGCTTTCGTGGCCCGGATGGCGGCTGGTACGAGGTGACGAACATCGCCAGTGATACGGCCATGTCGATATCGCCAAACTATCAGGGTGCTACCAGCGGCGCTGGCGGGTATGCGCTGGCTCCGCTGCAGGGCTACGTCAAGGAATCTGCCGACCGGCTACGCGCTTTGGTTTTTCAGTACGGCGAAAAGCTGGCCGCGCTGGGCACGACCGGGAACTACGACATCCTGCCGGTGTTAAAGGGCGGGACTGGCGCTACTGATGGCGCTTCAGCGCTTACAAGTCTTGGCATGAAAGCTGGCGCATACGACGCCCTGATCAAAAGCGTTGGCTTTCGAGGTGCGCCGGTCGGCTATAACGTGCAAGGCCTTTACATGGGTTGGAACGGTAACGGCGACGGCGGGGCGAACTACATCTGCAACCGTGGCGGTGGCCTTGGCGGGCATGCATGGTGGTCCGTAAACTCGGACAACACGGCAGCCGGTCCAGTAATGACCTACTCCTATGGCGGCGTCCTGACCATTAAAGAAGTATCAACAACACTTGTTTCCACCAATCAGATCAACGGGTTGACTACGCCTATTGCTCTCGCTCAGGGCGGAACTGGCGGGAAAGATCAAGCTTCCGCGCGCGTTGCGCTGGGCCTTGGAGTGGGTCAGACCCCCGTTTTTGCTGGCCTGGATATCGCCGGAAGAATTTCATCTTACGGAAATTGGTGTCGTACTGGGTTCAGCGGTAGTAAAGGCGGAACAGTCTATAACTTCAACTGGACCGGTAATAACGTCGATGTTTATATCGACAACACATATGTCGGCACGATGACACTTTTCACGTCTGACTACCGCATCAAGAAGTTCATTAAGGAATTAAAGGTCCCTTCCTTTTTGGACAGGATTGACGCATATCGCCTTGTAACCTATGAGCGAAAAATATTTGGTGATGTGTTCCGAGGCGACGGCAGGGTCTACCAAGGCCTGATCGCGCATGAGGCCCAAGAGGTCAACCCGCTTGCCGTCACTGGAGAGAAGGACGGCGTCGATGAAAACGGCAAGGCACGTATCCAGCAGCTCGATCCGATGGCACTGATCACCGATCTGATGGGGGCCGTCAAAGAGCTGCGCGCCGAAGTGGCCGCGCTCAAGGCGTCGATTCAGCCAGCACCAGAACCTGTCACCGCGTAACACCTGCACAGCAACACCCGCACCCCGCCATCGAGCGGGTATTTTTTTGCCTGGAGAAACCCAAATGCCGATCACCGCGCAGCAGCTGCTGCAGATACTCCCGAGCGCCGGCCAGAAAGCCGGCGTTTTTGCACCCGTCCTGAACACAGCAATGAGCAAGTACCAGATCGTCACGAGGCTGCGTATCGCGGCGTTCATTGCCCAGGTGGGCCACGAGTCGGGACAGTTGCGTTACGTCCGCGAGCTGGGCGGCAGCGCCTACCTGTCGAAGTACGACACCGGCAAGCTGGCTGAACGTCTGGGTAACACGCCCGAGGCCGACGGCGACGGCCAGCTTTACCGTGGGCGGGGCCTGATCCAGGTGACAGGCCGGTCGAACTACGAGGCGTGCGGCGAAGCGCTGGGCCTGGACCTGATCAACCATCCCGAATTGCTCGAGCTGCCGCAGCACGCCGCGATGTCGGCGGCGTGGTTCTGGCACCGGGCAGCGTTGAATACGTTGGCCGACAAGGGCGACTTCCTGACCATCACCAAGCGCATCAACGGCGGCACGAACGGTCTGGCTGATCGGCAGGCGCTGTACGACCGAGCGCTTGAGGCTGTTTGTTAGGGCACTCTGGGTCTTCGATAAAGCCTCGTCCAGCGCAGTGTGTGCAATCGTCGCGCACTGCGAATCCATCCAGGCAATGGAGGCATCTGGTAAATATCGAATAGCTGTGACGCTCCCACAGCGCTACGTAGGCTTTGAAGTCGCCTTGGTCGAGAGCTACTGCCGAGGCATCTATCAGCGCTCGGTATTGATCTTCATCGGTCAGGCGCTGGCAGTCCACGCCGTTGATCTGCCTGGATTGCTCCACCAGCGTCAAGGTCTGGCCGGTTTCGGTGTAGATGTATCGGCCCTCGAGCACACCGTACGTTTTGTAGTCCCTCATGATGAGGTTGTTTTCCTCATCGAGAAAGGCGAAGTGGGCCGCATGGTAGGGCGACTGATCCGCCTCATGGAGCACATATCGGGAGTTCAGCAGGCTGCCGACAACGACGCCGCCCTTGTTGAAGGCCAGGTAGTCCGATGCCTGGTGCCGCCATTCGTGGTTGCCTTCTTCTGTGAAGTGGCAGAACGCGGCGCTGGCCAGCTCAAAAAGTTCGAAGCGCTCCAGTGGGTCAATTGCTCCAGCTGCCTGCATATCCTCGGCCATGCGCGCTAGAAACCTGTAGGTGAATGCAGGGTTCGTCCATTGCCTCCTGTCATTGAGCCTTTTGTGCCATTCGGCCAAGGCTTCTGAGCTGTTGCTCTCGTTCATGGGGGTGATTCTCAATTGCTGTATGTGCATACAGTAGTTGAGTCTTTCAGATTTGGGGAGTGGTGTTCGTCGGCAGGACGCCGGTGGAGGCGGGTAAGGACGCGGTTTGCTCTGACTGAGTCTGGAGTTTGATGCGCAAAACTCAGGCTGTAGGCCTTGTGTTTACGTGTGCGAAACCACAAAAAAGGCCGATTTTTGCAGCAGCTTTTAGGGTGTGTTTTATTTCCAATTCAATGACTTAGGGCTGTATGGTCCCCAGCATGGGGTGCTAGGGGTCGAGTGTTCGAATCACTCCGTCCCGACCATATAATTCAAAGGGTTGCGAGATTTTATCTCGCGACCCTTTTTTGTTTTTAAGCGTTTTTACCCCTACAAAAATTCTGGCTCTTGGTTGAATCTTCAGCAGCTACAAAGTTCATGGCGCGAGAAGAGTGCTTCGCTGTGTGCTGGAAGGGGACGGCCGTTAAAGAGCCTTTTCCGGTGCCGGTTGGTCGTTGGGTTGGGCGATGATTGTTTTGAGCTCTGCGCTCATGGGGAATTTGAGATTCAAGCCTTTGGGAGGGATGGGCTGAGTAAACCATTTATCGTAGATGGCGTTGATTTCACCTGAGACAAAAAGTGACTTAATCGAGTCATCCACGACTTTTTTGAGATCCGGATCACCCCGACGCATTGTGCAACCATAGATTTCGTTGGATTGCGGGGTGCCAGTCACTACCCAATCTTCCGGTTTCTTTGCCTTTGCCATTTCGCCCGCTAGCAATGCGTCGTCCTGCATAAACGCAATGGCGCGGCCGGACTCGAGCATTTGGTAAGACTCGCCAATGTCTTTGGCAGAGATTACGTTCATGTTCATCTTTTTCTCGGCATTCATGACCTTGAGCATCCGCTCGGCAGTGCTGCCAGCAGTAGTCACTACGTTCTTGCCGTTGAGATCTTGAAAGTCCTTGTAAACCGAATCCTTCCTGACCAACAGACGGGTGCTGGCTTCAAAAATGCCGACCGAGAAGTCGACCTGCCGAGCTCTCTCGGCGGTATTGGTTGTGGAGCCGCACTCCAGGTCCACAGTGCCGTTTTGCACCAGTGGGATACGCGTCTGTGATGTCACCAGGTTGTACCGTACGTTCAGCTTGGGCATACCGAGTTCTTGCTTGATAGCCTCGACAATCTTTAATTGAATGTCATGGGAGTAGCCCATCGGCTGACCGGATCCGTCGGCCATATAAGAGAAGGGAATGGAAGAGTCTCGGTGACCCAGGGTGATGGTCCCCGAGGTCTTGATTTTCTTAAGCGTGCCGGTGGGTTCGGCAGCCATGAGGGCAGTACTACTTAAGGCCACAGTCAGGGTAACGCCCAGGATTGCAGAGAAGGTACGCAT